GGGCCTTCAAGGCAAATTCTAAGCGGCGGGCCTTCTTTCGCTCTAGGATGGCTTTCTAGCCTTCTTTGCCAGCTTTTGAAGGGTGGTCTTCACCAATTCAGGATCAAGCCCATATTCAGCCGCTACAGCTTCAAGAGGGGAAAGCGGCGCATTGTCATTGATTTGGACCGGGGCCATATTCTCAACCCCGACATAATGCTTGGAGGTGATAACGGTATCAGCATGACCGAGGAAACGGGAGGCTTCCAGAATTCCGCCATTTTTGGCCATAAGGCTTCCGGCTTCTTTTCTGAGGGCATGAAGCGGTTTAGAATCATTTACGCCTTTCTTATGAAGCCATTTAGAAACCTTCCCAAATTCAACCCATAGCGTCTCCCCTTCCCTTTTAACAAAGAATTTTTGCGGCTTTTCCCCGCGCATGGTTTTCAGTCTTTCCCAAAGTTCAAGGCTAATAGGGACAACCCGCTTTTCCCCGCTCTTAGGTGAAAATCCTTCCTCCTCTTGAATTGAAATATAAACAATATCCTTTTGAACGGAAAACCAAGAATCCCGGCATGCTTGGATTTCAGCCCGACGCATTCCCGCGCCAAGAGCTAAAAGAACCATACACACAAGAGGGGCTGAAAGCTCTTTGTCCGCATTATTCCAAATATCCATGCGGACATCAGAGGAAAGAGGGGTGTAAGCTGTTACTTTTGGCGCGACAAGATCAACAGACTCGAAAGGATCGGAAAGCTTGATCCCTTTGCCGTGATAATAAGCAAGAGCCCGCTTTTTGAAAATGCCCTTAACGCTTCGAATGATGCTCGTATACGTCCGACGCTGAGAAGGGGTTGCGTTATTAGGTAATAATTCCTTACGGACTTTTTCCGCGTTAATACGTGAAATGGTGGTTTCCTTGGATGCATCCAGAACCCGCTTCAGGTTGCGCAAATTTGCCTTGATCGTGATTTCACGCGGGGGGCTGTCGGAACTGGCGACGAACTCCCGGTAAAGCGCCCCCATTTCCTCAAGAGTAGGGTCTTCCCCTTTCCGCAAAAATCTGCCCCCTTCTAGGTTGATCACAGCCGCCTCAAAGCCGTGCGCTTCTGCGATGGTTTCGAAAACCCTAGCGCGGGATTTCGCGGTGGTGAGGTTGTCGGTTTTGAGGGCAACTTGCCGTTGCTTCCCTTCCCAAGTTCCTTGGAGACTGAACCGACCGTTTCGCGGGATGATGTTTGCCATGAAACAGACCTAAAAAATCTGTTTGATGCCTGCAAGCGAAATCTGGAACTGCTGCATTACTTTTTGCATTACTTTGCATTGATTTTCGCATTAATTCGGCCCAAACGGTCGAAAACGCCAACCAACGGAAACCAACGAAACCCTTTGATTTTCAGGGCTTTAGACTGGCAGTCCCGCTAGGACTCGAACCTAAACAAGCAGATTCAGAATCTCTGTTCGCTTTTCCGCAACCCGTTCTTTTTCCAACGTTTTCAAACCCGTATGCATTACTTTTTGCATTAGAATTTGAAAACGCATTGCCACGAAAGCCCAAAAAAACCAACGGAAACCAAAGGAAAAAATTGGCAAACCGCATTAATTCAGGGGCCTTGCATTACCCCTAGAAGCGGACCACCGACCGAACGGAACCGAGGTTGCGGAGCTTCTGAAACACCCCGCCGCCGTCTCTCTGATCCCCCGAACTGGTCCCGCTTGTGTTCGCCTCGACGGTCTGAAAATTGCCGTCTGAATCGCTGTCTGAAATGGCAATCCCAACGTGAGAAAAAGCGAAAATCACTAGATCCCCTTTGCGGACGTTTTGAGGGGGTTTCTGGAGGGTCAACCCTCGTTCCCTAGCCCAACCCTCGAAACCGAAAGCAAGGGCTGTTTTGGGCCTCTCTTGCTCGCTGAATTGCCCAGTTTCCCGGACCATCCAACACACAGCGGCGGCGCAATACGGGGCGCGGTCTGAATACCCTTCTGGATAATTGGTTGCCGTCCAATACTTTGAAATTCCCTGTCCGTGGTTCTTGGAAGTCTCGAAAATCCCAAGCTGTCCTTTTGCAATTTCAACGAGCTTATTTTTATCAAAGCTTATTATTCCCAGCTTTTCAGCAATAGCGTTTAAAGTAATATTGCCAAGTTCCCCGTCTGCTTTAACATTAACGGCATTCTGAATTTTCTTAATAAGGCTTGTATTCATACACAAACCCGAAAACGTCAAACGCTCTTTCTAAAGTTCCCTCTTCCAAAATACTTTACAGCAATAAAGGCAAGATTCCTTTTATACCAAGGAACGCCAAGATTGAACAAAGCCTCTAAAAATACCTTGTCAGCTTGTTCTTTTGTTCCCTTTCCTGTTTCGTAAAGGTAATCATGGGGAATGCTCGCATAAAGTAATTCATCAGCAGGGCCGCAAAGATTATGAAGGAATTTAGGAATACTAGCTAAATCAGTTTCGAAACCCTCTGGAATTGTAATAACCCCAAATGAAGAAACACAAATGAAAGGCGCTTCAAGAATCCAAAGCCTTTTACCTTTCTCATAATCGCCAGCTTTAAGAATAAGCGGCAAAGGAAACGCCTTTAACTTTTCTTCCATTTTCTGATTGCTGTAAGCAAAGTAATGATACCAACAATGAAACCTATTAACAAAGTAGCGGTTTGAAGAGCTTGGTTTATTTGCGTTAAGCTTATGCCCCATGCTAGAAATGGAGTGAATAACCCAGCGATGTATTTAGAAGTAAATGATTCACTCATAAGCTTAAACTAAGAAATTTGAAATTTGCTTCCATAAAACGGGCTGTTCACTAACACAAAGCCAAACGGTAATATTAGGAATAGAGCTTGCATCGTCTGAAATGAATATTTGCCCTAGCTTTCCATCCGTGTAAGAATAATAATTTAACTCTTCAAAAACTACATCATCAACCCATGAACCAAAATTAGGGCTATAAGTTCCGAATGGACCCAAATAAGCATCAAACAAAGAGCCATCGTAATAAACATCAAACTTCCACCGTGCATCAGTCCCATCATAATAAACCAAACAACATTGACCAGAACTAGAAATTACACCCCCTTCTTGATCGCTGAACATTCCGCGCCCTGTCGCATCGGTTCCGAAATAAGAAACGCCCGCCCGATCAACTTCAAGTGAAGGTATTCTAATTCTAAAATTCATCAAGGTTTGATCCGTTGGCAATACGGGCTGAATTGTTGGCGCTGTGTAAGTCAAAGCTAGGCGATTATCAAACCAGCTTTCAGGGCTTGTAAGCTCTAAAGGCGTTCCCTCTGTTCCCTTGATAACGTCATTATTGATGACCGCTGTAATGGTGTTAGAGCTGAACCAGTCTGTTCCGTCATCGCTCCAAGTAATTTCAAGCATTGCGTTTAAAGCGGCAACATCATTTGAATCGTTGCCATCTCCAGAACTCAGAAGGCTGTTTAAAGATTCTGTATTGAAGGAAGGTCTTAGAATGTATGAATTGCCTGAAACCGTGTAAGCAGAAGTTGAAACAACTAGCGCCCCATCATACTTTCCGTTTTGCTTGATTCCAAAAATGATGTTCCTTCCATTGGTTGCGCTAAGGGCTGTATTACTCTCGACAAAAACAATCTCGACTTTTGCCGCATCTCCCCGCTTGAAAGAAACTGTATTAACCGGAGTTTTAAAAGTCGGTTCCGTGATGAACTGGTTACTTTCTTTATCAATGTAAAGCTTCATACCTCGAACCAGTTGTCAAATTCAAGCAATGACAATAGATTCATCAATCAGCCAATAAACGCCATTATTGGCAACACTGTCTAAAGTGCTTCCCTCAATCCCAATAATGTTTCCACAAGGGCGGGTTGAATCAATTTCAATCGTGAAAGAACCTTTAATGAACTCTGTGTCACAGGGGCCGCCGCTTTGCGTGGATTGCTCCCGATGAACAACATCCCCATTTAAATAAATGTTCAGTTGATCAAACCCAGTATTAAGCCTTTCCACCAATCCCTCGTAATTGATCGTAACTGAAGTAACCCCACAACTCACCCCGAACTCTAGGAATCCCGAATAAGCTCTTTCACTACTAGAACTCCCCAAATCAGAACAAGACTCTAAAACGGGGCATTCGTATAAATACCAACCTTCCCCGCCAATAAATCCAGCATCTCCAAAAGTCACGAATTCGGTTCTTTTGGTTACTGGATCAATGCAGTGATAAAGATCATCTGAAAGCCTGATGGGAACAATTGGGTAATTCATTAAACGGGATCTCTTACTAAAAATATTTTGTCGGTCGGGGTTCCATCAACACAGACTTTCATGGTGAATTCATACCACCCAGCAGGGGGCCAAGTTCCCGACAAACCCGGAACGCCGCTAACGGTTGAACTGATTGTGTAAACATTGTCAGTGGGGCCTGTAATGGTGATGTTAGAACCAGCTACATATTTTGGAATCTCAAAGCGTTGAACGCCTGCCGTCTGAACAAGACCATCTTGCCAAGTCTCCAAATTTGTGAATTCTGTAGCATCTCCAAACCTGTATTCTAAGGAACCATCTTCCCCCGATAAACCCATTGATGAAAGGGAGATCGAGGAAAGGGAAACATTCCAGAAATTATCTTCAGAATTCAGCCACAAGCCATCATCCCAAATCATCGTTTCCCCCACTTGCGTTCCATCAACTTGCAAAGTCAAAGTTCCGTAATTTGTATTTCCCCCAATTCTAACATAATCAAACTCCTCTGTAACGGTCAATTGGCTGTCATCAACCTTTTTAATACCTCTGAGTATATACTTGCCAGAATCCTTTGCAAACTCGCTTACAATTCTTCCACAGCCATCCTCTAATGTATTGTTAGCATTATCAACCCAAGTTAATTCCCTGAAGTGGTCAACATGAGAACCAGCGTGGAACATTTCTAGAGTGCTAGATTCAAAAGTAATGAGCTTGTAATAATACTCCCCCGAATACCCTGAATAATCATCGGCAACGGGCGGGAAATAATGGCTTGATGATTCCTCTGAATTTTCAAGTTTAACGCTTTCAATTGTTCCCTTTGTATCGGTAGTTACGTGAATGAATTTGTCCTCTAGGGTTGAGAACTCCAAGTTGTCGCTTCCAACACCTTCAGGCAAGTGATTGATGATAACGGGGCCAGAATCAGAAATCACCCTTTCAACAACATAGCCTTTAGTAAATGCAACCTTTAAACCTGATTCACCTTTAGAAGTGATCGGGAAAAACGGGGGGAGCTTTCGAAAATCAACATCAAAAGGATGCTTGTTGAAAATGGTGAAATCGTTTTCTGAATCTTCATCATAAACGAATTCAAGAATCAGGGTGTTGCCAAATTCATTCTTGCTGTTCCAAACAAGCTTTTTAGCATCAGGATCAAAATATAAGTTCTGATTCTTTTGAACCTTTTGTTTGACGTAATCCTGTAACTTGGCTGATCCGAAATTAATATCTTGCCTTTCGCTTGTAGGCGTTGGGAAGTAATAAGCCTCCTTGAGAGTTATATACCAATCATCCGCAATCCTTTCTAATGCCACTACATCAAAGGGCTTGTAATTTCGATTGATTGAAAACTGTGTCGCTCTTCCAATTGCGTCTGAACTTCTCAATGAACTAACAACATCATTCGCCCATGATGCCTTTAACGGTTGTCCTGCTTTTGTGTAATTTGGGAACATGTTCTTTAGTCTCTTGTGTAAATCTTTGGTTCCCATCCGCCATCACCTGAAAGCTGCCATTCAAGAGTGATAGTAAAAACCTTGTTGTTTTCGACAACATTACAGCCGATGAAAAGCCAGTCCCTGCCATGCCCCACAGCAGGCGCATTAATGGCGCTTGTGATGGTGCCCACGGCATTTAAAACGCTTGTCCTTGGTAAGCGGTTGCTTGTGTAAGTGGCACGCCAGATTTGACCGGGGTAAAGGTATGACTCAACGCCTTTTGAAATCAGGTCAATCAGTTCCTTGCCTAGTTCGCTTTCAACTTTGAGTTCAGTTCCCTTTTCAAAGCTAGAGCTGTTCTGATAGGTGTAAGGCGCGTCTTTAACCTCCCTGAGATTACCGGCCCTGAAATTCTGAATGATTGCCAATTCTTCAGGGGGAACATCCCTGTATTTAAATTTGGTTTCGATTGGTTCCTCTCCCGTGGTGATACCTAGTTCATAAGTATATTCCCTTTCGGCTTCCTCTTCTTCCTCGCTCTTCTCGACTTCTTGAGTGCCTCCAAACTCACAAGTTACTAATGCAAGATTACCGTCTATATTTGAAACCTTGACTGAAAACACTTTAAGAAAACTCCAGCCGTTAAGCTGACAAGATGCACCCTTTTTCGGGATCATTCTTGTCACATCACTCAATTGACAAGTAAAAGATTCAGAGGCTGTCCATTGTCCAGTTTCCGCCCTAGTAGCGGTAAAATCATTGTTCCACTCAATTTGTCCTAACGGTAAACCGAAAACTGTTGCATCTGTTTTATTAGCCATCTCTTCATAAAAAGGAACGTCAAATTAACTCCAAACAGCTACCCCGGTTCTGGTCTTGCCTGTATTAACTGCAATTCTTTCCAAGTATTCATTTGCTCGTTTCTGGAGATTAACCAAAGGATTTTTGGTGAATGCAGTAGCCCCGCCAATTCTAGCCAATGAAGACAGAACTGGTTTAAACGGTTCCATGAATGAAAGAGCATCAGGCTTTTCTTTATTGTCCTTGATTCTCTTAGTGAGCCATTCAGGGGTTTTTTCTTGGTTGTTGTTGTTTCCAAAGAAATACCCTAGACCACCTTTAGAAAATGCATCTTTGAGATTCTGAATAGTGTTTTTATTTTCAGATGCTGCTTTTATTTCAGATAATGATTGATCAATCAGTTTCTTCCATTCCTCAGAAGAGACTTTAATCGTGGTTCCTTTTAAACCTTCTCCAGTGAATGCAGGGGTCTTTCCTGCTTTGTTGAACTCTTCAAGGTTCTTAGCAGAATTCAAGAGAGGTTCTAGGCTGTTTCTTGTATCAGCCAAAACATCAGCGAAAGAATCACCTTTAGTAATCAAGCTTTCCCCGTTCTGGAATTTCTGAATGTCGCCAAACGCTTTAGGCATTGTTAGAGGAAATAAAACACCCTGTAACATTGAGCTAGTGAGTTTTCCGGTTTCGCTCTCTGGTCCCTTTGGAATGCCTAGCTTATCTCCCATGCGGTCAAGAACCGTAGTTGCGAACTTTTCGCCCGCGTAGATCGAAACAGCAACCAACCCGATATAAAGCTGTTTCACCGCATAGTTAAACCCGTTCCAAATTGCTTCTTTAAACTCCCCATTATTGAAAGCGTTTGAAAACTTGGCAACAACATCCCCGGCATCTTGCCCTAAACTTTGCGCCAATCCTGCAAGCTTTGGAAGCCCTGCGTTTAGCGTGTCTAAAACCTTCTTTAGTCCTTCGTTGAGTCCAGTTCCGAAAGTGACCTGTAGTTGATCTAAAGCGTCTTTAGTGTTAGATAATTTACCCGCCATCGTGTTGGCATTCTTCGAAAGCATTCCGTAGAATTTCGCCCCCTGTGAAGTAGCATCTGAAAACGATTGTCTGAGCATTGAAACGGAGATTTCCCCCGCTTCCATTTTCTCCTTTGTCTCAACCATTGAGAGATTGAGCCGCTTGCTAATGTTCAAAAGCGGATTAAAGCCATTGTTGACCATCTGGAGAACGTCACCCCCCATGAGTCGCCCAGACGCTGAAACTTGACCATAAACCAGCGCAAGCCCTTTGAGCTTCTCAGCGTTGCCCATAGAAACATCCCCCAACAATTTCAGAACGTTCATAACGTCCCCAACCTCAACCCCGAAACTGAGGAGCGTTTTTGTTACATCCTGCAAATCGGTCTGTTCAAGGGGAGTAGATGCGCCGTATTCGGTAATTTCCTTGATGAGCTTTTTTGCTGTCTGAGCGTTCCCTGTCAGAACCTCAAGGGACACAGAGAGGGTTTCAAACCCCGCCGCTTTCGTCACAGAATCGCCTAGGACGGTTCCGAGTCCGCGTAGGGCCTGCATACTGGCGAAAACGCCTGCAAGCCCTGAAATGAGCCCTGAGACGCCTAGACCGCCAAGCGAGCCCTTCAGCCCATTGATTGAGCCCTGAACCTTGGAAACGCCTTGTGAAACGCCTGTTGTGTCACTCGAAAACCTAACCTTTACATCCGCCATCTTGTAGAGTGGCCAATGTCAAATCCTTCGAGGAAATGGGCTTGCCAGATAGGCGAGGCCCTGACACTTTATCAGACAGAAGATGAAAGACAGCGAAATCAGAGCGATCGTTCTCCAGAAGTTTTATGATAAGAGGCGCGAGGGAAATTTTGTGCCTTCTGATTATGACTTTCCAGTAAATCCAGATCTTAACGAGGCTTTACACATTTGTGATCAACTAAGGCAACATGGATTGATTCATTGGGTTCCTGTGTATTCAGAGGGAATACCGGTCAAAGGTTCTGGTAGGATTTCAGCAGCAGGGGTTGACGTTATCGAAAGCGGGGGAAAGACCGCGCCAGTAGCTTTCACATTCCCCCCCGTTACTCAGCATATAACTTTCAACCATCCTTCAAATGTTCAAATTGGAAATCACAACGTTCAAAATATCCAACAGGTTTTTAGCGAACTCATAGAAAAAATCAATTTATCTGGTGCAACAGAGGAAAAAAAAGCAGAAGCTAAAGGTTTGCTTCGATCGTTCTTAGAACATCCACTAGTTGGCTCAATTGCTGGGGAATTGGTTGGTTCTCTTCCCGGTCTTTTACAATAAAAAGGACTTGCATCGCTTTAAACTCTCAAGATATTAAACACATGAACTTCCATGATCGTCTACGTGATTATTATTTAAAAGTTGCCGAGGTTCTTCGCGGAGAAGCACAAGCAGCAGCAATTTTCCCAAATAGTTCCGATATTGGAAATGCAAGGGAACTCATTTATGCTAAGTTCTTAGAACAACACGCGCCATCAAAGTGTAATGTTTTTCTTGGCGGGTTTCTCTTTCATCTGGACGGAAGGGAATCTAAACAACTGGACGTAATCATAACAACTGATACGGCTCCACGTTATAATTTTCATGCTCAGGCTATGGGTGGAAAATCTTTCTCCCCCGTCGAAGGCACTCTAGGCGTTGTGTCGATTAAGTCCACTTTAGATAAGGCCCAGCTTTATGATGCGCTTACCGGCATTGCGTCTATACCTCCAAATGAACCGCTTGGAGATCGGGTTTCTAATATCGTAAATATTCCGCAATACGAAGATTGGCCTTTTAAAGCGATTTATGCCACGAATGGACTTTTACCCGAAACGATACTTGCCCATTTAAACAGTTACTACATTGAACATCCAGAGGTTCCATTTTGTAGACGGCCCCAACTTATTCACGTAGCAGGATCTTACATAATTTCAAGAGCCACCCCCGGAATGATGATTTATGATATAGAAAAAGGAGAAACTAAGAAATTGGAAGAAGGCGCGTTTCAAATTTTTACTGCCATGCCTGATCTGCAAGGAATTTGTTATATACTTCACAACCTACAAATTCGGGCCAGTGCTTCAACCCACATAATCTATAATTACGAATCGCTAATGCATGCACTAAATGGTTATCCACAGGATTAATCAAAGCATCTGGAACAAGTCTTGGATTTCTTGGCGCTCGTCTTCATTGGTTAGGAAATACGTTGTCATTTCGTAACTACGTAAAAGCGCGTGCCTGTAGCTCCAAAGCCTTCCAAGTGGCATGTCTAAAATCCTGTCTTCATTCCAGCCTGTTTCTTTCGCAATGGAGAAGACTAAAGACGCTACCCAGTGCGGTTCAGAACAGGCTGTCACTTTTTTCCCGGCTTCGATCCTGCTTCCTCCCTTACTTCGACAATGGCCGCGCTTGCGTCCTCATTGCTGGCGTCTACAAGCTTCCCTAGGGCCTCTAGGTCTGAGCTTGTGAAGGTTTCCGCGTAATCGAGAATGGAACTCTCCCAATCCCCTGAATTGATCAAGGAAAGGATTTCTTTGCTGTCATGGGAAGACACGTAAAGGAAGTCAATCAGCCCCTGTAATTGATTGCCGCCAAAGTAGAACGGGCTTGAAACCTTTTCCAGTAGCAACAGGGTTCTTGCGCTGATTGGCTTGTAATGAACTCCATTAAAACTGAAACCTTGTGTTAGAAAGCCGCTGACAATTTTTGAATCTCTCGTTTCCATGAATTAGAGTTGGGAAAAGATTTTTTCTTGAAGTTCAGTTGATGCATTCTTTGAGATAACAGCCATTTTGCCGTTTTTCTCAATCACGACTAAATCAAGACCTTGATTCACTTTGTCTAGTAATCCCTCTTTGTTCTTGTAGGCGCAACGAATGTAAGCAAAAGGATGCTCTGGATTCTCAGTGTGAAAATCTGGGTTGTCCCATGCTGCTATCAAGTCTAATGTTTTGTATGTTCCACAAGTGCTAGATTCCTGAAAGAAAAAGGTGTATTGTTCACCCTTTACACTTCGGGTTTTAATGAATGGCTGTTCACAGAATGGAACGCCAAGGGCTAAAAGGGCACTAGCTAGAGCTAGACTGTTTGTCTGAATGTATGAATCTCGTTTCATCTCAGAGATGACAGAACGTCAAAAAGGGGGAGTGGAATTAACCACGCCCCCTTTGTATTCATCACACCACTAAGAAAACTCAGGAAGTAATATTAGGATAGAAAACAGCCTCTAGTTTAATGGCTTTGTAATCTTCCATATTTTGATCAATTGTAACACCTTCAACGATTGTAAGACCGCCAGAAACTCCGCCCTTGAGGTAAGCCGAAAGACCGTTACCCAGTGTAAGGGAACTAGCAATAGTTCCCGAAAATGGAGAGGTTTTAGGCAACTTCCCATCTAAGGAAATCTTTACCTTTTCGTCATAATAAGTAACCCCGGTTGTATTCCCCGTGCGGTTCTTAATTGGTTTCATTTCGTTTGTGTAATTGTGGGAAACGCTTTCGATGATAAATCCAGTCTCTTCTGAATTGATACCCCACGAACCATCCCCGAAACTTGTTGCTGTTGCTGCCATATGTTTTAAAATTTAGATTGTTTGATTTGCGCCTGAAACAGTTCTTGCGCGGTTAATCTCTATATGAAACAGCGTGTCAAAAATCCTTAGCCACACAGAAAGCGTCAAAGTTTATTTGAACCAAGCTGGAATGATCTTGTTCCTCTCTTTGCGTTCCCCTGATGATCAACTGATTTATTCCAAAGCCTGTTAAGGGTCTTGAATCAGAACCTGAAAGCGGTTTGTTCAATGCAGTTTCTAGGGCTTGCCTGTCTGCCAAGTAATCAGCAACTTCAAAAGCTAGGCTGTCAGAATCGAGGTTTTCTTGATCGTCGTAACCTTGAAACAATACATCAACAAAACCCGAAACGGTATAATGACCGAAACCCCCTTTAATGGTTGTTTCCTCTGAATCGTAACCAACGATCAAACAGGGAATAGAGCGGGATTCGTTTCTGTCAAAAGCGTAAACCGGAACATCAACAAGCGGTTCAAGATAACTCTTTAAATTTACTGTAAGCTTTTTACCAACCATACACCACGCAACATGTCAAACTTTAGAAGCAAGCGCGGCCATTTGCTTTTCCATTCGTTTTAAATGGTTCTTGTATGCGTTGCGGATTGCTGCCTGTTGCTTACTCTCTGTAATTACGTTTGATGCATACCTAACACGGTTATACAGAGTAACAACGGTTTTAAAGCCATTGCGCACAATGTCAGAGTCTCCTAGCCCTGATCCACGCTTCAGCCATTTCTGAACTCTTCCCTTGCCCCCTAGACTCTCGCCAGCTTGCAGGAACCCGCTTTTTGCAATGCCCGCTGTTTGCGCGTAGCGTGCCTTTAAACGGTCTAGCTCGGTCTTGCTGGTAAGGTTCAAGGGATGGGAGGCTGTGACGCGTCCACGGGCATTCCTGAGCCCTTCTAGGTGCTGTCCTGAATTCTTGGTTTCAATGCCTGCATAATTGGGCAAAATCCTTTCAACGATGGCTTTTGCCTTGGCATTGTCCCCCTCTTTGATTGCCGCTCCATAAGCTTGCGCCATTCGTGGGTTAATCGCCTTTAAATCAGCGTAGGTTTTACCAACTGTAGAATATGCCTTGTGAACGTCTTTATAAATTGCACGTTCAAGAATGCCTTTAGCTTTTGCAGTGATGCCGTATGGCTCGACTCTGTAAGCAAGTTGAGTTGCGCCAACCTTGGCAAGGTCGACAATTGAACTAGAAGCCTCTTTGTTCAATTCTAGCGTGTAGCGTCTGAATTGGCGCTTTAGTTCTGTTTCGTCAATACTTACTCTGATCATGCCTTGTCCTTTGAAACAATTGTTAAATGGGTTATATCTTTTCCAAAGCGAACAAACAACACGCGCCATTCCACCCCATCAATCGAAAGCTTCTTGCCTTTTAGTTCTTTTGGGTTGGTTAGATCCTTTGTCTTGAAAGAAATTATTGCTTCATTATCTGGTTCAAATCCTCCAAGTGTCTTGTTGTCTCTGTGTGTTGAAAGATCCATTAACCCTTTGATGGTTTTACCATCAATGACAACCTCAGTTTTAGGCAAGAGATCAAAACCCGTTTGAATGAAAATGGAAAGATTCATAAGAAACAGGCAACGTCAATTTAAACCTTCAATGTTGATTTCAGGGAAAGCAAATGCAGTTAAGGGAATTACCGAAATTCTACCAGTAGCCGAATCAATGACGATTTCTCTTGGCGCTGTTGTAATTGCTCTAGTGCCTGAATGGTTAGCATTATCAAGAACGCTGTTGATTGAAGTAGCCGCTGAATTGTGAGAAGTGAACACCTGATTTAGATTTTCAATTCCCATTTCGTTTAGAATCTCTTCAAGCTCTGAATCTGGATGATCCCAAAAGCAATTTAGAACATTGTTAAGACTTACAGCAGCAGCTGAAAAAATGTTAATGCTAGTTGAAATCTGTTCTTTGATTTGCTCAATGTTTTCCTCAAGTTTTGTTTTTGTTGTAAGTGTCATAATTAGGAAATTTTAATTGCTTCTATGTAAGATCCCGCAACCCTTGTAGTTGTTCCGCTTGCTGATCCATTCGTGAAATAAAGATACATCATCCCGCCATTGGTCGGTTTTATTGTTCCTTTGAATCTCGCTGTTTGTGTAGATGCTCCCGTCAGGTTAAACATGCTAAATGATGCAAAGGCTGTTGGATGAACTTGTTGCGCAAAGTTTTCAGTGCTGAAACCCGCTCTTTCATACAGCATGCAAGCCGCTGATGCAGTAGTGGTGAAAGTTCCTAGTAATTGGGCATTCTGAATTGATCCAGTCGTTCCAATCAAACGAACTTGAACATTTACTTGATAAACAGAACCAGCGGAAAGCATCACCCCTGAAAGAGCAGTGTCATACGTTACACCCGAACCCGTGGCAATCTGGTCGGTTGTTGCAACGACTCGCTGAATGGTTCCCACTTGAGAAGCTAGGCGAGCATCGAAAAGGGATCGAGTCATGATTGAGTCTGGAGTGCTCGCCAGCTGATTCGGCAGGGTGTTGGAAGAACCTAGCCCGGCGATGTTCCCCGATGCGTTTAAGGTGCCTCCTAGCGTCAAGGAAGCGGCAGCAAGGGAAGCGTCTGCCGTGTTGGTGTTGTTCCTGAACTGAAGGGTTCCATCTGAGGCTGAATAGATTCTTGAACGTCCTAGGATGCTCAGTGATCCAGCAGAAGCGCAAGAGACGTTCCCGTTGCTGCTTTGAATGGAACTGTTTGCAATAATGGTTGAAGTTGATGAAAGGGAACCAATGATGTTTTGGGTTCCGCTGAAAGTGTTACCCCCTGAAATGTTGGCTTTCTGTGTTACAGTTTGCCAATTTGAGGAAAGGCTTGATACAGTGTTAAACGTCGATTGCCAGTTTCCCGAGAGTAAACCAAAGGTTGAGGAATCAATTTTAAAATCCAAAGCATTCTGAGCCGCTGTTGAAATTGGCTTTTCGCTGTCTGAGGTATTATCAACATTTCCCAAACCGACTTTAGACGCTGTGATTGTTGAACCATCAATGATGGTTTGGAAAGAGACTAATTGATCAAAGGTTTCCCCGTCATCAATCGAAACATTCAAACCGTTTTCATCAGGGGAAAGGATTGGCGTGATGCCGTCTTGTCCATTGGTTCCATTAATGCCGTCGATTCCGTCTTGTCCATCAATGGCCTCTTTTACAGTAATGGCAACAGACTGTTGAACAGGTTCATTGACGATCAATGAAACCGTTTGCAGAACTGGTTCAAGAATTGTTATATCTACACTATCAGTCATGATCAAACAAGTTTAAGGGTTCCGTAGACGTAGCTTCTGAATTGACCTGTTGTTGAGTAAGTGTCTAAAACGTAATTGTAAACACCCTTCGAAAGATCAAGGATTTGCTCTGGCATGTAAAAGGACCAAGCGGCAGCATCGTCGATAACAAGCGTATTAGCACGGGATGAAAGCACAAGGTTTGCTGATACACTTTCAATTTCAGTAAAAGTCATTTCGACCGCTGATAAACTGTTTACGGGAGGAGCATCATTAACGGTCAAAGTGATTATGCCAGTTCCGGGGTAAGTTCTTCCAGCCATTGCAGAAGGGAGATTATAACGAACCGGAAGATAATCGTTTTCAGAAGTGCAAGCCATATTTAAACCGTGATACGTCAAAAACTAAAAACCCCCTTGGATCACTCCAAGGGGGTTTTAAATTAATTGCTAGGTGTTAGCCTTAAGCAGTCTTGACCAATTTAAGAGCGGTCTTATCAGCAGCAGCAGCACCAAAGAGAACATCAAAGGAACCCCAAGTTTTACGGGTGCCAGTGCTTCCCCAGATGTTAGACTGAATGAAAAGACCAGTTCCCGGAACTTCAACAACTGTAGAATCCAGAAGATTGCCAACAGCGTCTGAATATTCAGGAATTGCAGCAGCCATTGCGATTGCACCCTTGCCAGCTGCGAAACCGACGATCTTTGTGCCAGCAGATGCGAAACCGTTTCCGCTTCTGTCAAGAACGTCGAAACCGTAACCGCTACGGGTCTTGGTAATGTCGAAAGCGTTCAAGTCAGCAGGAAGCAAGTTTGCAAATTCAGTGTCTTTAAGAATCGCAACCTTGTAGTCGCCCGGAAGGGAACCCCAAAGGGTTTTAAGGTTTGCAACGCTCATTGCGCCCGCTGTGATGCCGCTAACAGCTGGAGTTCCATAGTTAGCTTCAGTAATCAGAGTAAAGATAATGCTTTCAATCTTGGAAGCAACAACGCCCATATTGATCGCGGCGAGGTTCTCAAGGCGAGTGCCAGAACCGAAATCGGCAGAGTCAATGTAGAAGCTCTTGCTGATATGGTCCATAGTAACTTGAGCATTAAAGGAATCAGTGTCACCCGTTTCAAAGTTAGTAGGGTTTACCTGAGCCGAACCAGCGCCCGAAAGAACAGGAACGGAAATAGTTCTTGCACGCTGTCCACGAACTTCATCAGAGAAATCAGTGGTGAAAGCACCAAGAAAAGGAATTTTAGATTGAACTTTTGTGATAGCTGCTTGAGCTAAAACCTTGTTCACCAGTGTAGGGTCAAAAGAGTTTGCCATAATGTTTTAGTTTAAATTGTTTTGTTATCGGCTTTTTAAAGCTGCCAAAATCGCTTGTTTGTTTTCGTTGTAAAACGTTTGAAGTTCTGAGCCCTTCAAAGTCTTAAACTTAGAAACAGCGTCAAAATTGATTTCCTCAGTTACCTCATCTTCTAAGACTTCAACTTGCGGATGGCCTGTTTCGGCTAGTAACTCGACAGCCTTTAGAGATGCCAATTCATCAACCGCTAACACCTCTTGCGTCACTTCAGCGACTTCAAGGTTGAGCTTTGAAAGCTCTAGTTTTAGCTGTTCATTCTCGGTATTAACTCTTTCAAACTCTTCCTTAAAAGTGTTTGCTAACTCAGAAGCTTTGATCAACTCGTTTTGAGTAGTTGCAAAGGTTTCATTTAGAGCGTTGAACTCTTCTTGGAGCTTTAGCAATGAACTCTCGGTTTCCGAAATCTTGGTTTTAAATAGATTCATTCTAATAACCCGAGAGTGTCAAAATCACTCTTGGATCATCTCAGGCATGAACAAACCCGCTAATTCACTTGCGCGATTTAAAGCCAGTTTATCGTTTCCGATTTCGTCAATTAATCCTAGTTCAAGGGCTTTTGTTCCACTATACCAACCAGCATTAAAAACGACCTCATTCAAGTTTGGTCTGTTACTTAGAACGTGATTTTTAAAGCTTGTTCCCGCCTCATCAATCGACTCTTGAAGGAAAGTAGATTGATCATCTGTTAAACTGTCCAAGTGTCCTGTAGATTTGTAGATTGCGCCTTGATTTACAAAAGCAGTGACTGAAAGCCCTAGCTGTTTCATTGCCTCGCTTGAATCAGTCCAAACCATGATTGAGCCGATATTGCCAACGTCTGAACTCTTGGTTGCCACGATCCACGAACAGCCGCTTGCGAGCTTGTAAGCAGCAGAGCAACAAGCGCCCGCTACATGAGCCACAATAGGCACAGGAAGGGCTTGAATGATTTCGGCTGTCTCTATCGCCCCGGCAACCATTCCCCCGCCAGAATCGACATGAAGCACGATTGCACGCGCCCCGTCTCGAATGACGGTTTCCAAGTCTTCTTGAACGTCTGCGTAATCAGTGTTACCCAGCTTCTTTTCAATCGGGGATGCATCACGCAAAAGAGTTCCATAAATGTAAACATGACCAATCGAGTTTTCGACCTTACACGCTTTGCGCTGATTGATAAACTCATTAAGGTCTAAACCTTCTTTGGCTTTTTCTAGGTTGCTTTTGTAGATGCTGAAAGCGTCTTGTTGGATTTCGAAAAGTTTCATGGTTGAATTAAAGTCTGTGTTGTTGGTTGAAATTCGCTGTTTGATGTTAAGCGCATTTTTAAAGGATCAATGTTGACCTTATATTGATTTTCAACCTCTTGACGGATTAGAGTTGCTTGCGCTTCTTCCGTGGCTCGCTGATATAAATGATCTTCAAGGTTCTTGCCTTGTTCTGCTAGAATGTCGGTCAAGTTTCTTAGACCTAGTTTATATTCCTCACGTATCGCGTTTGAGTCTTTACCAAAATCAATTGAAAGAAATGGAGGCGTTGAAAAGGTCCACTTGTAGAAATCAGCATCAAAGCTAATCAGCTTTAACTTGATTGCTTTAGAGATGGCGTAATTGATGACACGTAAAGCAACAGGCATTAAAAGAGATTGCCTGTCTTCAACGGCACGTTGCCCTTGGCGTAGTGCTACCCTGTCAGCGGTTCCGTTTCCGTGCGCAGCATCAAGCAAGACTTTAGGCCAACCAGTTCCAACAAGCGCAATACGTTCTAAACGATCATGAAAAGCCTGATACTCAACTGAGGGCCTGTTATTGTTTACCGCTTCAAGTTTCGAGCCGTCGCCAGATTTAAAGAACTTGATTGTGCCGTCTTCGAAGGTTTCACAGGTTGGGGTTCCATCACAGGAAAAGCTTAAAGCTGCATTTGTATCATCTGGCCCCCCATAAGGATTGGTTTCAGTGAAAGCGATTGAGGCAAGTAAAAGCTGTGCCATCATTTCCTTTTCAGTGGAATCAGCCATGTCTCTAAACTGATTAATGGCGTGACTAAAAAGCCCTAATCCGCGTGATTGTTCAATGTATTCAGGATCAAAAACATGAATCATGTTTTGCGCTGAAATGTCTTGGTCTTCTGCTTCTGTTTCACCCAAAACACGGTAGGCAATCGGCTTTCCGTTCTTTGCCATGATGACACCTTTACGAATCTTTAAACCTTTGTAGGTTCCGCTTGTAACCCGCTTGTCATCCGTTCTTTGCCCCACTTGATGGGAGGGGATCATTTGAATCTGTGGATAACCCGTGGCTGTCTCTGTTAAAATGATGAATGCGTCCCCGTCTCTATCAACTGAAACAGAAACCAGATAAAGAACCGTTTGCAGGTCAAAGCCTTTAACGTCTGCGACTCTGTAAAACTTCGAAAGCCAATCAGTGGCCTCTTGTTTCCATTCTTTGTTTGTTCCCTGATATTGAGGCAAGAAAGCTTGACCGACTGAGTAAGTGGCCTTTTGTTGGATCGCGCCTTTAACAACTCCATGATTGGCATATAAGCGGCGAGAACCTGAAAGAATCTTCCCATAATCAACAGCTGAAATCAGTTCATCAAAATCCTTTTGAACCGTTGGTTGCCAGCGGCGATTACTTCTGATCTTGGAAGCGTCTATAAACTTTGAATCTTCTATCACAAAACCCTCCCTCTAATCTTGTTTACTGGAGGATTGGCAATGAAGTCTAAAGCCTTTGAAACCGTGTTAAACCACTCAGTTACGGTTAAACCTTTTGTTGAGAATGCAACGGCAACACCATTAGAGCTTGTCGATTGAACATCCTTTCCCCGCCCTTCAGCAATAGCTTCAAGAGCTTCATCGAGATACCTCTCTAATTTAGCTTTGTTTTCGGGCTTGTTCCTTGCCCATTTATACAGACTCTTAGACAACTCAACATCCATGATTAAACCTCAGAACGTCAAAAACTAATCCTCTGATGTTTGGGTAATTGTTGGGTAATGGTGATGCATCATTGCGGCAGCAATCTGTTCACACTCGCAATCAAGCCAGTGGTTATCATCTTTAATCCGCTTGTAAGTGATCTTGCCATCAACAAGCGTTTTGATTTCTGAATTCATCATGTTAATGTATTGTTCCGAGGCGTCGCTTGGAATTTCCCAGCGGGTGCCATGACCGCTTTTCAAAATGAACAAAACATCCTTGATTCCTTGTGATGAATAGTAAGTGATCACGGCATTCCCCACAGAACTCTTATAAATGTTAGGAGCTGAGAAAATGCGCTTCTCCCTTTTACCTGTTCTCTTGTTGGTGATGCTGTAATGGCTTTCAGGGCGACCATTTAAACCGAGCCAGCCATATCTTGCTAATGCGCCTTTAACCTCTTCAACCCTGTAAGCACTATCAAGGAAAACGGCATTATTCTTGATGCTCCATTTCTTTTGTATTTCCTCAAGTTGTCCGAATGTTAATACTTTGCCGTATTCTAAAAGTCTCGATTCTCCGCCCTTTGTCCAAGTTCTTACGATAAACCAAATATCCTGTTTCTGAACGTCTGCCGTTAATATGGTTAAATCCCAAGGTTTCGCTTCAGTCAGTGTATAATCTGAAAGGCTGATTGCCTCTTGCTCCAAAAGGTCTGTTTCATTCCAAGCTTTTGCCAAACGCTTTTGAAGGAACTGGCGCAACGGTGCAAAGTTTCCTTTCTTCTTTTGCTGATTGGCTTTTAGAAACTCGATCACAAGTTTAGCCCAAGGAATCCACCAAACATTCAAAGCCGTATAGTGAAAGGCAATATGCCCCTTTTCTGGATTGGTAGAATCAGAAGGAATAAAACGACCGCTTTCCGCCATGCTTCGACGGTCTGTTGCGTTGTCCTTGAATGTATGACCACAAGGGCATTCATAATGAACATCAACACTTTGCCAAATCTCTTCCCCGTCTTCTGTTTTGTCACACTCCCATTTCAGCGAGTCAAAGCTGTAAGGGTGAAAGATTTCACACGAAGGGCAACAATAAGAGAATTCATGTTTAAAGCATCTGTTGTAAGCTAGATCAAAATCATCCCCAACAACCCCCGATTGAGAAACAAGAACAACTTTAGAATTGAACCTGTCATGCGTTCGCCTCCTAGCTTCCTCTAAAAGCCCTTTCTTTAACATCCATGCTTCATCAATTAGAACCGTGTCACAGCTTTTAGATTGAAAGTTTGAAAGGTTAGAACCTCCAACCCAAACGGGCATATGGGGAAACTGAATGAAGTCTCTTCGAATCAAGTTCCTTTCCTTTGGCCATAGACCATCAATCAAGGGGCAACCTTTTAAAGCAGGCAAGAAACCTGTTTGCATCCACTCTTGCGCGTCTGCGTCTGTTTGCGTTGCGAACAGTGCCGGCCCCGGCTTCTCCGCAATAATGTAAGTTCCGATGATTTCAAACATCGTTGATTTACCAGAACCAACAGGCGCATTGATAACAACTTCAGTTGCATCATTTCCAAGAACAGTTTCCAGCGGTTGAATCAGCCACGGGGTTTGGTTTAAATCCGCTGTTGTTGATCTTGAAGAGCGGGCTAGTTTAACGTATCGTTTCGCCCACTCAGTAATGGATAGCTTTTGTTCCGGTTTGATGCCAGCAGCAAAAGCATTTAGAAGAACATCATTGATCATCCTCTAAATCCTCCATCTCCTCTTGATCAATAATTCCGCTGTCTTGTTCTGTCTTAATGCTGGAATAAAGAATGAAACAAACATGATCAACAGCCTCTCTAATCACCTCGATCATTTCCGCCGCTGTTAAACCTTCAAGCCGTGGCGGCAGTTCAGCAACCAACCTGTTTAAATGAGCCTTTGTCTTAGACGCTATTTCTAAGAAAGTTTCTTCAACGTCCTTGATGGATACAAGAGACGCTAAAAGCTTTTCCTTTTTCAGCCTCTCGATTTCTGATTGCTCCTCTTTGATCTTGGCTTCTGCTATCAGCTTTCGACGTTTAACATTCTCAATTGATTCATTCTCTGGCATAATCTCTTTAAACTGAGATCGTCAAAGAATCAGTTTTAGATTATCCAGTTAAATGCGTGAATCGGCAACTTCCCTTGGCTCCCTCGACTCCAAGAGATTCCTTGATGCCCCTAGAGGGGGCCTAGAAGCTCTTAAAACGTTCAATCCTTGACCAGTGCTCACCCTGCATCCTGCGTGTGTTCTAGGGGCATTCTGGAGGCAATCAGGGGCTGTTTCAAAATTGGTTCATGGAGGGATGGCGCAAGATCGGCAACCATTCCAACAGGGCACAAAAAAACCCTTGGATTGTCCAAGGGTTGATTGATTCACTTTCCAAAGGTGAAATAGAGATAATAAGCCAATATGGTTAGAATCAGTATGCTGAGAAACTTTAGCTTTTCTCTCATTGTAACAAATCGGTTTTGAGTTGATCCAACATTTCCACAATCAAAGCTTTTTCAGAAGTCTTGATCAAGCCTGATTCGTGAATCTCCCGAACGTTTCCGCACAATCCGCCAATCTTCAACAGTGGGCTTTTGTTTGGCTTCTTGGTTGGGTTCTTTCTTTCTGAGCGTTCCAATACATTGACTGTCTCAAGGAAGCTTTTATCAATCTTCTTTCTGTGTGTAAGATACCTGTAATCCTTAATCGCCTTCTGAATGACTGAAGGTTTTATATTTAGATCCTCGCTGATCATTTTGAGGAAATCCTTCTTTGTTGATTCCTTGTAAATATCAAACAGCATTGTTAATGCTTCAACGTCTTGTTGCGTCTCTTCTAGGATTTCCCTGATTCGTTTGGTTCTGGTTGCAATGCTCTTTTGCTTTGCCCGAATTGATTTCACAATTTCGGCTTTTCTGTTTTTCTGTGTGTGTGTGTTCATAAAGGTTTAAACTAGTTTGCTGTTGATCTGTTGGCGGTATTTATCAGAGGTTTCTAAATCCATCTGCATCATTGAAGGGGGTAAGCCTGCCATTCGTCGAAAGGTCTTGGCGTGTTGGCTGATGGTTCCGCTTGAAACGTTTAATTGCCTTCCCTTTTCGCGCATGCTCTTTTCACAGATTGGCAAGCCTAGGGAATAAGCCACTCCCCATCCTGCGACTGTAGGATCTGAGCTTTCGACAATGTAAGAGATTGCTAAACTCAGAAGCCTTGTAAACTTCAAGGCGCATTCTCTGTAATCGTTTTCATTCTCTTCAGGTTCCAAATAATCAACGGGTGTTTTATGATCTATCAGAGAATCATAAGGGCTTTCATTTATCGTCATATACTTATTTAGTCAAAGCCCTGTTGTTTTCTTGTGTTATTAGGAATTATTTTCAGAATGCCCGCTTTATTGTTTGCTGAAATACTCAATACTTAACTTGCTAACATCACACCACGACATAAAACCCCAATCATAAAAATAACAGTTATCTTTTATCCAGAAATCATTACCGCAATAGCTTTCAGGATCTTTTAATGCCTTGGTATTGCTTCCCCTGTTTCTGTGAATTTGCCAAGCTTTCGCAGCTTGTTTCTTTGCCCTGATCTTGGCTTGTTGTTTTCTTGCTCGTTCCCGTCCAAGTTCTTTCTTAGCTTCGATTTGTTCCGGGGTCTTCTCTGGTTTGGGAATCCGTTCTTTCTTTCGTTTGGTCTTTTGGTATTGCTTTAGATGCTCTTTGTTCGCTTGGTAATAGTTGCGCAAATAAAGTTTGTGGCATGGATGGCAAAGCAATCCTTTACCCTTTTCATCAATAACCTGTCCGCATTCTTTACAGGTTTTCGGCTCATTCATTGAAAAGGATTTCCAACGTGGAAAGGGTGGGCGCATTACAATATTTTAACAGGTTCTCTTCGATTGCAAGGGGTTGAAGGTTGCTAAAGTGCATGGCTTCTTTTAACTCATTAATATCTAAGAGATTAAAACCCGCTAAAGGTTTAACATGATCCAAATGCCAAACGGTTCCACGATTGTTCCATGTCATGCCTTTTCTGAATTGGCGTTCAATGAAGTTAATAAGCTGTTTGTAATTACAGCCGAAAACCTTCAAATAAAGATGCGTGGGCAATTGTCCCCTGATTCCTCGATTCAGAATTTCGCGTGCTTCGTTTGTTCGCTTAAACTTTGGATCTTTCTTTTCCCTTTCCTCAAGGTAAGCGCGTTTCGTTTCACTTGGTGCTTCCCCGTTCTTGCATCCTTGCCAGTTCTCTTGCAATTCCACGAACCAACGGGGAAAGTTGAATTTCTTCTGTTTGGCTTCTGTAATGGTCAAAAGATCATTGTAAGAGTTCTTAGCAATTCTAACCTCCCATTGAGTGTGCATCATTTCCGCTTCAGTTTTACCATTGAAAAGTTTATTGATTTGGAAAGCGTTGAATTTATTAAGAGTCGCAACCGACTCGGTATCTTTAAGCTTTTCATCAAGAACAAGGAAACGCATTCTAAAAGTTCCATCACTAGTTTTAACCAAACTTAGAAATTGTGCGTTGTGATTTCCTAAAGTTAGTTTCTTTTGTTCCCGTTTATGTTTATTAGTTCTGCATGTCATAAACTTATTTAGCTTATGGCGTTGAACTTTTTCGGGAAATCAGGGTATAAAGTTTCGGATTGTTACGGGTTTTATTGATGAACGGGTTACTCAGGGGGGCATCATGTATTAAACACTAACCCCATTTAGGCGTTGTCATGAGAACAACCAACGCAAACCAACAACCGCCAACGGTCGGAAAACTATTAACCACGAATCAAGCTGCTGATTATCTTGGAATCTCCCGATGGACGATTTATGAACTTGTAAAACAAGGAAGGATTAGGCCGATTATTGGAATGAAGTCTTGGCGCTTTAAAACGGGGGATTTGGACTCGATCAAGTGGCGGACTCTTTAAGCATGCTTTAAAGGCTCATTCTAGGGCCTAGAATGCCCCTAGAAAGCGTTTAAAACCTTTTTGCCTGTATTGGTGCCAAAAATGGGGGTAAATGGCTTACAGGGGCATTCTAGCGCATTTAAAAGGCATGTATTGAGATTGTAAGGGATTTTTAGCTGTCGCGCTTCGCTTGCCTGTTAATCATCTTGTCTCTTTCGCGCTAGAATGCCCCTAGAAGGCGTCCAAATGGTTTCTTGCTGTGTGGATCAAGGCT